TTCGGATCGAGTGGAAACCTCCCCGGCGCTCGGGCCTTGTTCCTTGGCGCGCAGGCGGTGGTGCTGGGTATCGGCGGCACAGGTGCTGGCTGGTACGAAAAAGAGTTCGATATGGGCAATAAGTGGGCGATCGCTGCGGGCCGTATCTTCGGGTGTCAGAAGACGAAGTTTAACTCGAACGATTTCGGTGTAATCGCGATCGACACTTACGCGACTTCTATATAATCGCGTAATTCAATTAAGTAACCTCCCCGGGGGATAAGCGACGGCTTAATCCCCGGGGATCATAGGAGGAAACACAATGGCATACGGAAAGACGCTTGTAAAAAGTATTGGTTTGTCCGCTGGCGAGGCGATTCGTATTTATACGGTCGATCCCGACGCGGCGACAGGAGATATCACGATCTCCGATGCGACCGAAGTTCAGGTTCTTGGTGTTGTTCCGTTGGTTGAGGATTCCGCTGCTACCGTGCAGGTTGCGGTTCAGGCCCTCGAAGACAGCTCTACCAAGAATAAGGTCAACTTCAAACTGTGGCAGGCAGTAAACTCTGCTGCGGCGGCGTTCAAGGACTTCAGAGTCGCATTGAAGATCACTCGTTAAACGCGCGTGGGTGTTGGGGTCGGGGTTTGCTCATTCCCCGGCCCCGCCCCATTAAAAATGAGAAAGGACTATTGAAATGAAACTGACTTATTTCGGACTGAAGAATCCCAAAAAGGTTGTGCTGGAAGTGAAAGGCAATAAAAAAGAATTTGTATTTACTCCTTTTGGACAAACCGAGGTCCCTGATGATTACGGGGCGCTATTGCTCCGTAATGCCGGGGACGTCTTTAAACGCATAGACAAAGACGAACGTGCGCCGAATCCGAAACCAAACCCAAAAGGTGAGGGGTATGTTGGCGAATTGGCGGCGGATCAGTTGCCAAGCGTCAAGGACCAGATCGAGGAAGACACGAAAGCCGAAGAAGGCGTAACCGTCGAGCAAATTATCGACAACACGAAAACAAAAAACAACAAGAATCATTCGAAGACAAATAAAAGGGGTTAATCATGAAAAGGTTTAGCGTCGTCCAGAAGATACTCGTAGGGTTCTTTTCCGTTTTGATGGTATCAACGATGGTAAGCGCCGCGATCCGGGAATCAAATCAGGACGACGCTATTCCTTCCGTTTCCTATTCCTTCTTTAACCACACCAACCTCACCACGACCAGCGGGGACACCATAATAGCGGTTGGTGGCACGACCACTGTATATACCAAGTCGTATCGTGTCCCGGCAAACGTGAAGTATTTCAGCCATGAATTTAAGGCCACCAGCTCCGGCACGGTAAACCTCACCATAACGCGAGAAGTTAAATCGTCAGAGTTTACCACGGAAGGCGCCGCGGATGCCGATGCGATCCTCGTTAGTGGCACGGCCGTAACGTTGACCAGTACGTCTAAATACGGCGCATCGATCGACATTCCCGGAGGCTTTGAATATTACAGGTACAGGATCGTCGGGACCGGAAGCAATGACGCCACCACCACGGTAACTGGCCGGGTAAACTCAAACTAAACAGGAGAAAACACAATGAGGAAATTTATCGCTTTTATTCTGTCAACCTTCCTGTTTGTTACTCAAGTCTGCGCCAGCGGGGGGTATCAGGGAGGGTATAAGTCATCCGTAGACGGGGTTGGCAACAAGATCGTTTCCGGCCTCCCCATGAACGGCTTGATGTCGTACAAGAACGCCTCGGACAACCCGGACGTGCCGAAGGACTTGGATTATTCGTTGGGAAGTGCGACAAACACGCTGACGGTTTCGAGATCGGCGACGTATCCCTCGACGTATCTGGATAAAGACGGCAAGACAACGCTATGCGATACCAGTGATATTGCCCGCCGGACTATGGGGTATTGGAATGAAACTGGCTGGCACTATGACCCGCACTGGCTATTAGAGGGGGCAAGTACAAACTACGTTTTGAACGGCCATTTTTCTATTGACTATAACAGCGATGGGCTGAGCGATAGCTGGTCCCGTGGAACGGCAACGGTCGTAAAGTATACCCGGGAAACGTGCGCGGTTAATGGTCTGGCAAACGGAAAATCTCAAAAGTTTGTTGCAGCGTTCGACGCCGAGCCGGTTAGATATACGGGGTTGCTAACAACATCAACCGCAAACGATACATTTGACGCTACCAGCGCCAATATACCTGTTACGGTCAGCTTTTGGGCGCGGGGTGATTTTAGTGGTATTACGACTGGGCGTAGCGTTGGGTCGTGGGTGCAGTGCGAGGCGGATGATAATGCTGGCACATTTCAACAGTTTGTTTTTAACTCTCGCTCGATAGAAAATTCTGTCACCGACTTGAGCGCTACCGAATGGCGCAGGTTTAGTTATACAGGCACGATAACCGATATAGATTCAAGAAAAGTACGCCTGCGATTTGGCTATTTTTCTGCTGCCGACGGATTGCGCCCGCAGGCTGGGGAATCGTGCTGGCTTGAAGTTTATGGCGTGCAGATCGAGAAACAACTCTATCCATCGTCGTATATCCCCACAACCACAGCAGCCCTCACGCGTAACGCCGAAACGACGAACACGTATACCACAGCAGGGAATTTCCCTGCACCGAGTGGTGGGAATTGCTTGTCGTTTGATGGGACAGCAACAGGTGGTGATGACTATGTGAGTATACCGAATAGTGCGACGGGGAATCAGTACACTGGAAGCACATCTTTTAGTATTGAAACATGGTGTTTTATAAGAAGTGCTGGTGAAGGGGATTTAGGAAGAATTATTGGGAAAAGTTCGTCAGATACCGTCGAGCATATGCTTTATGTAGCTTCTACTTCTGGTAATTACGCTGTATTAACTTGGGTTATCAAGAGGGATGCCTTGGATAGTCAAGTACAATGCACCAGTTCAACAATACCTCTTAACACATGGATTCATGTATTATGCACATGGGCTGATGGTGAAGCCCCTAAAATGTATTATAACTCTACTGATATATCTTCACCAGTTGGTAGTGGTTCAATTATAGGAAGTGGAAATATTTTAGATGATTCTGCGCGTAATCTTATTATAGGCAATAGAAATAATGCTTCTACCTACGACCGCACCTTCGACGGCTTTATCCAAACCGTCCGCATCTACCGAGATAAAGCCCTTTCCGCTGCCGAAGTAGCCACTCTCTACAACGCCGGACGTGGCACAGCCATTGCCAATATCCCAAGCGTTACGGGATGCACGGCGGAATACCTATTTAACGAGGGCACAGGGTCAACACTCACGGATACCGTGGCAGCTAACAATGGCACGATCAGCGGGGCGACATGGAGCAAGGACACGATGTCTGGTAGCATCATGTTGAAGTATATGCCGATTATGTTGCCGAATGAGCAGGTATCGTCTTATTTGAGTTTTTTTCTTGTGGACTTTATAAATAATAATAATCTACGGCTCATTACTGGTACTAATGCAAGCAATTCTCTTATATTAACAGGTCGGTCTAATAATAATGCGTATGACGCATCTTCTTCCGCCCTTACCACATGGACTCGTTACGCTTCCCACACCCTCATTGCCACATGGTCAACAACGGCAGATGGTAGCGGTAAAAAGCTAAACTTTTATATCGATGGTGTCCTTGTAGGAAGCAACGCAAACTTTGCCGTACCCGCCGGAGCGTTACCCGGAACATTCGAAATCCAGCCCTCGTCAGGTCAAGCAATGGGTCTGAAAGAGATGGCGGTGTGGAATAGGGTACTTACTCAAGCCGAAGTTACGCAAATCCAGAATAGGAGCTAAGACATGAAGGAACTACTCATCGCAATTCTTCTCATAATAGCAGGTCTCGGCATTGCGTTTGTCGCGCTTCCGAAGCCGAAGTTACACAAATCCAGAATAGGAGCTAAGACATGAAGGAACTACTCATCGCAATTCTTCTCATAATAGCAGGTCTCGGCATTCTTTGCACAATAGCCTTTGCAGATGCCGACAACATCAATTACAAAGAAGCGGTTGTCGTGACTACGTTCAAGAAGGTTCTCATCCAACCAGCAGAAACAGAAACTGTTACTCCTGCTGACGAGGAAAAAGGTATTCCGGCGGTAACTAAAGAAATCACTCCGGCAGTTTATGAGTTGCGTCTTGACCTACCGTTCACCACGTATGCCGAAATGGTTAAGGTTAATGGCAAGGACGTAACGTATTCGTATCGTGGGGACCTCTCACTCGAAGGACAGGAGTGCTTGGCTCTTGTGCATTACAGAATGAAAGACTACAACTCCGTGATAAAAGTCGAAACGGATAAAGTCAAGGCATTCCCCGGATATATCGGGGAGGATTGGGATACGGTCAAAGCGTCGCCCAAGTATAAACAGCACTATCCTGTAACTAAAGCTGACGCACTCGCAGCCGTTACGACGGATAAAGACGGCAAGGTGCTTGCGACAGCCAAGTATGCCGAGGCTGACGCTGCCGAGCCGGTCCCGTTCTACAAGCGGCTGTGCGGTGCGGGTGAGGTGAAGAAGCTATCCGTCATGACTGCGGAGGCGGAAGCACAAAAGGCGATCAACTAAAGGGGAAAACATGGCTCCGCCCGAAGGATTCTGCGAGGAACATATCAAGACGGCAACGATGCTGGCAACAATGGTTGAGCGTGTGAACGCCCTGATTCACTCGTTCGATGAGTTTAAGGACAGGATTGCCGAGCATATCGAAGAAGGAGAAAAGACGGGCGGCGTGCGCGACCGGGTAACGGCGCTTGAATTGGAGGTCGCCGCATTGAAAAAGGTGATCTGGAAGACGGCAATCGTAAGCGGCCTGATTGGCGGCTTTATCAGTCAGCTTACGCCGGAGGCGTTTCGGTTTATTGTGGGGCTATTGAAGTAACCGGGGAGGTGATATGTACTCTCTCGATGTTGAAGCACGGATCCGGAAACGCGCTCAAGAGATATACGATTGGAGAATGAGCGCGGGCGTGTATCTGGTAAATGACTTGGGGTATATCAGGTCAAGCACGGCTGAAGACGATTGGTTGCAGGCAGAGCGTGAAGTCATGGCGGATGTTAAAAGCGAGCAGAGGGACCGAACAGTCTATAGATCAGGGAAATGCGTTACCTGTAACGAGGTAACGGGGCAGAAACTCATCAAAGGTAGATGGGTTTGCCTGAAATGCGGTTCAGAGCAGAAAGAGGTAGAAAAATGGGCGCAGTAAAGACGATTCTGGTGAGTATGTTGTGCAATCCGGCGGTGCAGGCAGTAATTATCGGTGGGCTTGTAGTCGGCTGCGGCTGGGTTGTGAAGAAGACGAAGACCGAAAAAGACGACAAGGTGTATGCAATGGCCGTACACGCGTTCGATATTGCGGAAAAGATCATACCTGATGGAACGATTAACCCGCCGTGGGTAGGCAAGTTGGACAACGCCCTGAAGATATTCCGCGAGCAGTATGTAAAGCGTAACGGCAAGGACCCGAGCGAAGAAGCGATTTCACTGGCAAAAGACATCTTCGCTATTATGGCGCACAACGCCAAGGCGTAAGGTGAGCGCTCGGATAGGGCTTTTCACTCTGGTTATTACGATTGCTTGGGCGATCGTTAAGTATTTCAACGGGAGAGCGTATGCACGCAAGAAAGCAATGGAAGACCTCAAGGAATTGCAAGGCCAGTACCGCCGCGCGGTTGCCGATGGTGATGCTGTTACTGCCGCTTGCATTGACTACCGGATGCGCGAGCTTCGGAAAGCCTGCGGTCTTGCTTGAAAGCGAAACGTATCAGGTCATTCCGGCTGGAACTCCGTATCAGGCCCGGGAGTGCTCCAAATGCCCAATGCAGACGTTCAAGAGGTCCGCTGACGCATGGGTTGTTGACGGCGGGTATATGGTTAAACTTCAGGAAGAAGCCAATTACAAAGCAGTTAACAATATGCCGAGGTGATCTATGAAACAAAGCGACATTACATCGTGGGTAGCAATCAAGAGCCGCAGGACTTCTGCCGCTGATTTGGTTACTATCAAGCGATGTCTGAACGATGTTCTGGACCAGATAAGCAAGCTATCTACCAAGCCGCTGGACTTCTTGACGAAAGACCAGATATATCCCCTCGCGTCCGGGGACTATTCGAAGGATTTGCCGGCGGATTTCGTCATGTTGGGAGAGAAGAAGCCTATCTTTTCGTATGGAACCACGCAGTACGAACTCGACAAGAAGGACGCTGATTGGTTCAACGCGAATTATCCGCTGATGTCTGTGGAAACGAACCTTACAGAGCCATCGTTTTACATGATAAACCAGCGAAAACTGGTATTCGCGGGCAAAAGTAACGGAACCGGGTCGATCATCATGCCGTATGCGTTTGTTCACCCTGAAGTTTCAGCTGATACGGACGTGATTTATTACCCTAATTCGTTCTTGAAGGCTATCCGCTGGTTGACGTTGGCAGAGATGTACGACGATTTTAGCAACGATGCCCAGCTGCAAAAGTACCTGACTATGGGCATGGGAGAGCTTGAACGCCTTGGTATCATTGAATCGCGCAACACGGGCGTTCCGACTATAACCGATTATTCTGATCTTTAAGGAGGGTGGTGCATGAAAACGTCTTGGTTCCAAAGGTTCTTGGCGGCGACGATCGCGGTGGTAATGGGATTCTCCGTTGTATGCGCCTTTGACGATGCTTGGCAGGAAGCCAAACCGGATGGCGATTTAGACTATATCAATACCGGCGACGACCAGATGCGGCAGGATAAGAGAGCGTTGCGGCAACGCCTCGAGATCGACCATGATTTCCGCGCGAACGAAACCGGAATAACGACTATCGGGTATCACAAAGCCGTGCATCTTATCGATCAAGTTACCGATGCCCTTGATAATCAGACGCTTTATAACAAGAACGGCACGCTTGTTTGGCATGACAAGAGCGGGAATAAAGTCCGGATAACGACTGTAAACGGAACGATTGATGGTGCAAGTCTTGGCAACTTGGCGAATATCACATCGGGAGCTGGAAAAATCCCTGCGGCGAACCTCGATGCTCCTCCGACGGGAGCCGTGATCGCTTGGAGTACCTCAACCGCTCCGACCGGGTGGCTCCTGTGCGATGGGTCGGCTGTATCGAGGACTACCTACGCAACATTGTTTTCCGTTATCGGCACGACATACGGGGCCGGAGATGGGTCAACAACGTTTAATGTCCCCAACCTAAAAGGGAAAATCCCTGTTGGGTATAGCACTTCCGACACAGAATTTGACACCTTGGGGAAAACGGGCGGGGAAAAGACCCATTTGCTAACTGCAAGCGAAAGCGGCCTTCCTGCTCATAGTCACCTGATTCCAGCAAGATGGCGCGAGAAGGAGGGGGTCGGTTTCTCGGAATCCGGATCCGCTAATATCAGAGGAAACGGGGTTACCAATAAAAATGACGCGGTCAGCGCTTCTTCCTCGCATAACAACTTGCAGCCGTATTTAACCATGAATTACATCATAAAGACATAATCCTATGGGCAGAAACCAAATCGCAATCCCTGTTCTTGGGCAAGACACTTCCGGACCAGCAACGTTACTGGATCCGCGCGCAACGCCGGATTGCCAAGCGGTCCGCGTGAGCTACAACCATATCAAAAAACGTGAAGGATACGACAATCTCGGCACTTCTGCTGGCGTGTATATATGGGCGTTTTACGAGTTTATTCGTGAATCCACACGGTATTTTGTTCGAATCACAACGACCGGGATCCAGTTGTGGAACAATATGACTGCCCAATGGACTGACCTTACCGGCACGGTCCCGCTGGTAGGCACGGATAAGCTGCCGGTAAGCGTTTGCGCTACCGATTTCGCAGGAAAAGCCGGGCTGGTGTTCACGAACTACGTTGACAATATCAAAAAATGGATACCTACGGGCAATATCGCTGACCTTGGCGGATCCCCGCCTAAAGCCCGGTTCTTGTGCCCGTATGGTGGGTATCTACTGGCCGCAGGCATTAAAGAGATCGGGGTTGAATATCCGCAAAAAATTCAATGGCCTGATACCGATGATCCGGAATACTGGACGCAAGACGATACCCATAACGCCGGGGAACACGTTCTGGCGGACGACGGTGAAGCAATTACGGGGATCGCAAAGCTTGATACGATCGTATGCGTTTCTAAAGCAAGCTCTCTTTACAACGGGTATCTCACCGGGAATAGTGCGGTGTTCGGCTTTGACAAGAAGGATACCTCTTTGGGATTCCTTGTTCATAACACCATTAAATCCATTCCGGGGGGTAGATTGATAGGGCTGGGCAAGTCCGGGCTGGTAACTTACAACGCGATACGGGGAGAAATTATCGGCCGCGGGATAGTAGATGATCTCCGGCGATTGATAAACCCGGCATATTTATTCAGGTCTTTTGGCGTGGTTATGGAAGAACTGGACGAGTATCTGTTATTTATCCCTACGGGAAACCAAACACACCCGGGCGTAGTTATCAGATACAACTACCAAACTGACCAGATATATAAAGACGTTTGCTCGAATATGACGGCTGCGGGATTGCGTACAGAGTTTGAAGGGATTACTTGGAATATGCTTTCCAGCGCCTGGAACGTTCAGACCGGCCGGTGGAATGACATAATCCAGAAATCGTTCTTCCCTGTGATGATTCTTGGTAATAAAGACGGGCAATGCTTCAAATTCAATTACACGCGGTTTGACGAGGCGGGAACGGCGGTCGATGGGTATTGGTGTACCAAGGATTTTCAGTTCTACCCGGGGTATTACTTCCACCTTGCCGGTATAGGGCTGGAGATTGCCGGCACAACGGTCGAAGTTGATTATTCACTGGACGAAGGGGTAACGTGGACAGCGATCGAAACGGTCGCTATCAATGCAGTCAACCCTGTTTTTAAATCGATCCCGTGCGACATCTTCGGGGAAAAGGTTCGTTTCCGGATCCGGAACCGCGCAGTTGACGGTTGGTTCTCTCTCCGGAACTTTTACTACGATACGCCAGTACAGAGGGAGCAAGTGGTATGAGTAAATACGATTCGCTGGTACTTCCAAAGGTTCCCGGGGAGATTATTGATCCTGTGGCGCGCAGGTTCCTCGAGGATAACCAGAAGATACTGGCAGATTTCCTGCGGATCTTAAAGACCGATTCAGATTCGGCTTCAGGGGAAGCCATAATCAGCGATGGGGGGACGATCTCGCATAAACTTCAGGCGATGCCGGGGTTCGCCGTGGTTATTCCCAAGAGCGCGAATATAATTGCAAGCGTTACCGCAATGGACGCTTCGACGTTCACGGTAGCGTTAAAGAATAGAGCCGACGGGTCCGCGGCATTGAACGTAGGCGTTTACTGGAATTGCACGGTTAAGCAAACCAAATAGGAGGGGTGTGCTATGGGTAATTTCTTCAAGTCATCGAAAAGCTCGACAACGACGACGCTTGAACCAATGAAGGAGAAATGGCAGCTCGATGCGGGGAAATCCATTGGTGATTTTGTTCAGCAGTATATCAAGCAGTACCAGCCGGGGCAAGACTTTTCCAAATTAAGCCAGATGATTAACCCGTCGCTATACGAGAATAAAGGGCTTAATATTCTCGATCAATACCTGAACAAGGGAACCAACGACACGTTGACGAACGCGGCCGCGGAAGTCAATAAAACCCTTACCGATGGCTACGACCCGACCACCTCGGAATATTACAAATCTATGCGCGCTGCGCTGGAAAAGGAACAGGCGAAAGCCTTTAAGGACCTGAATAACCAGATGGCAAAGTACGGGTACAGCCAGTCCAGCTTTAAGCGTCATGGTATGCAGGACGTTGTTGGCGATTCGTTCAACAAGGTGTCGCAGTTGATCGGCAGCATGATCGAGAACGAGCGCAACCGTAAAGCCAATGCAGTTTTGCAGGCGTTGAACGTGAACAACGCGCAAAACGCCGATTATACCGATAAAGTCAACGCGTCGCAGACGTATGGATCCTTGCCGCGTATGCTCGCCGGTGTCGAGTATCAGGACTTCTTGAGAAAGCAGAATGAGAACTCCGGGGTGCTCAACACCGCGCAGAACCTTCTGAACACCAATATCGATTACGGCTTGAAGAGCTACACGACGACTTCGAAGAAACCGTCTATGTTCTCTCAAGTAGCTCCGTTAATCGGGGCCGGGGCTGGGGCTGTGTTTGGTATGCCGCAACTTGGGTATATGGCCGGTAGTCTGGTAGGCGATATAGCTTCAGGTGGACAAACTAATAATTTCGGCGGAGCGTTCCAGAACTATACAAACGCGCAAAACACAAACCAGCTTCTTAAAATGCTTCAGAGCGGGATGAGCTAAAAGGGGGGTATATCGATGAGTAGCGTATCTGATTTGATCGCGTTATCGGAATATAAACGGCAGGAGCAGGAAAGAAATGAAGGCCCGGGCTGGGCTGGTGCGCTTAACAATGTCGTCAGGCAGGCTCTCGGCGGAATGAACCAGATGAAGCAGAACGAAATCAATATGAGCCTTTACAGCCAACAGTTAAAGAACCGAAAAAAAATCATGGACTTGATAGACCAAGGGGAAAAGGCGGGTAAGAATTATTCTTGGGAAGCCGACGAGAACGGAAACGTAAAACTGAAATATGCGCCCAAACAAACCGAGTACGACTACAAAACGATCAATAACCGGTTGGCGAAGATTAACAAGGACACGCAGGAAATCGAGTTTATCGATACGCCTGGAGGGGGATCCAGTAGCAAACCGGAAGACAATAAGCGCGCTTGGGAAATCGCCGCGCAGATGGCAAAAGGCAAGTACGGTAAAGACCTCGGAACCTATTATGCTCCGACAACCCAGCAGGTTGCGGAGTTTATGCCACAAGCGACTTCGATGTTGAGGACAGGAGTTCTACCGTCTGAAGGCCCCGTCGCCGACCAACCCAATAAACAGCCCCAGCCTGCCTACGACCCTGCCAATATTACGTCGTGGAAAGATGTTCCCGTATTGCAAAGGCTTCTTGCGGCGGTAACACCGTCCTCGACCACCGAAGAAAAGAAGCTGGGCGGGTTGCGCCCGGGCGGAGTGCTTAACGCTCCAAAAACAAAAGGCGACGCGAGCCTGCCTTCTAATATCAAGACAACAACGCAGGCAATCGATCACCTTATGAAGAATTACAAAATGAGCAAACAAGAAGCTATTGAATGGCTGAAAAGCCAATAAGGAGCCAGATATATGAAACTCAATCTCGTTGATGACGCGGGAATCTTTGGCACTTCGGAAACCGTTCAGCCGGACGCGCAACCTCAATCCGCACCGGCCGCGCCGGTAAAACCGACCACGGGAGGATCCGGAAGGCTTAATCTCGTTGACGATGCTGGGATATTTGGATCTCCCGAACAGGAAATGCAGCAGATAGGACTACCAGAACCCCCGTCTTTCACGAGTAACCTGAAATCGTTTCTCCGGAACAAGCTCGGGCTGGGGATGTCGGACGCGGACCGGATCGCCAAAGACCAGAACGAGTACGCGCTCAATCAGGTCGCAATGAAACGGAGCCAGATTTCGGGGTTACACCCTGCGGTTGAAAGACAGAATCTGCTTGACGGGATTCGCGGCGTTCA